ACCTCAACAATCTGACCATTACCCGTTACTTGTGTCTGTCCTGTATACAACCCTCTTCCTTGTAAGAAAACATTAAAGTCTTCCATTAATTGTGGGTAAAATCCAACATTAATGTTTGTGTATGGTCCGATTCCTGTGTTTTGATTTAACACTATGGTTTCAGGAGTATTATTAATAGTTAAATTAAATGTTTTTGTACTGGCAGAATTTACGGGATCATAATTCTGTAAGTAGTTAAAGTTTGTCCACGAGGAATCCAACATATCGTTTCCTGTGTCTAACCATGTTTTGTATCTATTCCAAATAGATCCGTATTTTAATACCCAAGCATATGGTAACCTATGTATCGCACCAAACTTTTTAAATGTTGATATTAAATAATCTAAATCCTCCGCCTCATTTTTAGTTCTATACTTTTCTCTAAGAGTCGATAACGGTAATGAGTTTAAAAACAAATAAGCCGCCGCCTTATATGGTGATGTTTCAGATTGATTATATCTAAATGTTTTAACACCATCTATAATAGCATTCATAAAATATGGTGAATTCAATATAGAGGTAGTTTGATTAGGCAGTACATTACCCGAATATTCCGAATAATTTATATTACCCTCAGTGATAAACTGATCTTCAATTTTTCTTGTTACATAAAACAATCTCAAGTCAGTATTATTTGGTGTGATATTTAAATCAGAAAAATTAAAGTTGGTAAATGGTCTAACCGCATCGTTATTATTGAATATCTCCGAACTAAAGTTTGTGATAGTTTTTTGAGTAGTATTGTATCTTAAAACATCTTTAGTATCGTACGCTTCTTGGGGACTTTGTAGTGACTGACCATCCGCCAAATTAGTTTGATCCCACCCTAAATTTGTGATTGGGTATATATCAGTAAAATCAAATAGATTGGATGATGTAGAATCTCCCACATATGTTGATATGTTTCTAACATTCGATTCATTTTTAACCGTAACATCAGGTTGTGACTTACCTTGAGATAATATATCAATATTAAATAACTTATTAGGGTTATTAACCTCACCCCTAATATATGGTGTGGTAAATTCACCCCTAATGTATCTTTGCCAACTTTCACCTTGTCCTTGGTTGGATATATGTCTTAAGAAAGGAATGAAGTTGTTTTGGTCAATTAAGTATTCTTTTAATATTTTTGATAAGTAAGGATTGTCAGTACCCAAACTTTCTAATATGTTAATTGCCTCATTTTCCGCTTCAACATTATAAATACTTAATGGATAACCAGTTTGTCTTCCGAGTTTACTGTAGTAACTATTTAGTATTACTCTTTCGTAAATCTCATAAAAGTATTTCGCTTGTTCTTTATTTTGGAAGACTTGATCCGAAACAGGAAAATCAATCGAGTTGAGTGAAATTCTTTTTGGTTTACCTAATAAGTTAACTTGGATTGGGTCGGCTTTAGATTCTTCACTTTGTCTTTTAACATATCCGGTAATAAATTCCTCAACAAATTCAACCTCAGGCCAAACCTCAGGATTAAAAGCATTATATGTTGACGCAACACTTAAGTCACCAGGATATACAAGTTCAAATTTTTCTTTATTGTTGTCAGTTGTTGTTTCTTTTAATACTTGAGGCCAAGGGTAAATAGGCTCATCATTTTGAGTCGATGTTTTAATATCAACACTAGGTGCCGTACTTTGATTTCCAAATATAGCAGCCCTTCTGTATTTGTTATTTCTTTGGTCCCAAGACTTTTTGTGAACCTCATCCAACAACCTTAAGAATGCCTCACCCTGACAATAAAATACCGCTAATATATTTCTAATGGATGGTACAAACCCCAACCCTGTTGAGTTACTTGTAAACTGCTCAGCAAGATTATCCGTTATTTGTTGTTCTATTGTTTTTTTAAATGTATTTGTATCTTTGGACATTCCATCTGTTATTGGAATAAACCCTCCAGGGTTTTCAAATATGAAAAATAGATCTTTGTTATCAGTTAAAGATTTTTCAAATTCTGCCTTAAAACTTATGTAATTAGTATCTCCTGTAATATCTACTCTTTGTACATTAGGAAACCTTTCTTTATATGTTTTAATTAAATCAAACTCAGTGGCGGGATTAAGATTTGGTGGGTTTACGGTTTGTATTGTAATGTTAAAAGTTATAGGGCTCTCAAATTGTTTACCCCCAACTGTGTAACTTCCGTTTTTACCTAAAACACTATTCGAGTCAAGTATTTTATTATATTTTTGTATTATACCCGTTTCTAATTTAGATTTACCATCAAGTTTTTGTGTTGGGTCGTATTCTTTTTTAAATGTATAATAAACTAACCCATCTGTTGTAACAAAAGGGGCTTTCCTATCCATATATTGATTAAACCAAGATCCACTTGAGGTATACACATCTAACCTATATGAATTTAAAGTATTTAAATAATTTGATATTTCGGTAATAACACCCAAGTTCTCCTTACGAAATTTTTCCAATATGTCCTTAATGAACGTATCCAACCTATATCTTAACTGATTTAAAGTTATTTCAGGAAAATCATCATCAATTAATCCTTTGGATTTATAGTCAGAATAAATCTCTCTCATTTTCTCATACCCTCGGTAAACCTTAGTTTCTTTTTGGGATGTCTCTGTCTGAGTACTCTGAGTAGTTTGAGTAGTTGCCGGTCTTGTAATGGTGTTTTCAAACATGTAAGGCACCGCCATTAACATACCGAAATTTACATAAGATAATAGTGTATATTTGTAACCATAGAACTTTAACTTGATCACAAAATTATGCGACCCTGGATCAAATGATGAGGTAAATGATTGTAACATTATTGGCAATTTAATTGCCTTACCATAATAACCCTTCAATGTTAATGTGAACTGTGGGTAAGGTAGTTGGAAGAATGCTGCGTATGGTGAATTGTTTCCACCTTCAAACAACGCTCTACCTTTAACATCCTCTAATGTAATATCAATTACAGGTAAGAAACTTGAATCAATATTTACCGTAATATCTTTCATACCTAATAACCCTGTATCAGTCGCACCTGGCTTACCATTAGATAATAAATTTTGTGTTATATAATAATCCGAAGATCTACTTGGGTTTTGTACTTCAGGAGCAATTAATTTAACCTGATTAACCCCCTCACCTTGTAATGTTCCTTTTCCTGTAATTTCATCAGACCACGCTGTGTCCATGAACTTTTTATTACCAGGGTTTAGGAAATTGATCTTACCAACAGAAATTGTTCGTTGAGAGTCGTTTAAAGCATTACCAACCGCTAACTTAGTTCTTGGCAATACATTACACTCAAGATTGGCGTAGTACACCAAATCTTCTTGTTTGACTAACCTTTCTTTTACCGTACCATCAGGATCTATCGTTCTGTTTGGGTCAATAAGTGTAATGTTGTCGTAGTCAAATTCAACTAGTATGTTATCTGTATTATCTGCCATAATAGAATAAGTAATTATCTAAGGAGTTTTTGTAGTCCTGTAATGAAGTTACTAACGGAAATGGTATAGTCAATACAGCCCCATCGGGTATCACAAATTCAAAACCACTATATTCAGGGTTTGCTTGTTGTATCAACCAACCAAATAAAGGTGACCCATAATATTGTTGTGATATTTTATCTAAACGAGATTGACCTACTTTATAGATAAATCTCTTATCTGAACTTTTAGAAGGTAATACCAAATAAGGAACAACCGTTTGTTGTCCGTTAATAATAAAGTCTTGGTATCTATTATAATATTGATTTGCCATCTTAATTTAGTGTTACTTTACCATCAAATGAATCGGTAGTGTTTAGGTTTTGATTTGCGTAAAGGTCTTTTAACTTTTGTTGTTTAAGTTGTACATCGTTAGGTGCTGGACTTACATACCCAACCTTACCAGGTATTATAGATAAAGTAAGCGTTGTTAGTTGAGTGTAAATTGGGTCTGATTTTGCAGTGTCGAAGTTTTTAACTTCAGCATCAAACTCTGCTTTACATATTACTTTGAATCCTTCACAAATTTCTTCAACTTTTTTTACCATTTCAGGTATTTTTTTAACTTCTTCTAATGTGATTAATGCGTTTACAAAATCTTTAAACTTACCGTCATCTAAGAAAATTTTTGAGTTACACACATAGAATCGGTTCTCCTGTATTGTAATAAAATTACCGGTAAATGGATCGGTTATTGTATAGTCTGTGGTACTAAAATTAGATGGTTTTGTGATTAAAGTATCACTCATGAATGTATTTAACTTTGTTAAATATTCAGGTACTTCAAGTGAAATCACATGTTGTAAACTTTGAGTATTTGATGAATCAGCAAAGAATGTATCACCACTTAAATCAAAAGTTATTGCCCCATTATTTGTATCAATATATCCGTCAAGTTTTCCATTAACAACATTTAATTTTCTAAATGTATAAATTAACTCCTCCTGAGAATCTACCAAGTCAGCAAATCCATCATTTACAATATTTCTTAATTCAACTTTTTGGGTTCCAACTAATACTTTAAGTCTATCTTTAACTTCCCTTAACGCTTTATTTGGGAATTTTGCGGGGTCATCCTTTAATGCTGCTGATATCGGATCCGTTTGATCATCAATATCACTTATTATTTGATTAACTAAATCATCAATTATGGTTTCGTAATCATAAGGTTTACCATAAATAATAACTTCTTGACCACCCAAATCACCTTTTTGATATTTTCGTTTGTTATTCATTATTTGGAGTATCCCGTAATTAGCCTGTGACTGAACACTAAGTAACCCATTAAAGTATGTATCAAAATAAGATTTTAATTGTCCCTGTAATTCAATTAAAACAGGATTATATTCTAGTTCATTAATTAACTGAGTACCTACGGTTCCTTGACCTCTTTTTGGGTCAACATTTTGAACTGCTGCCGCTTGAGCCGAGTTTATTGGAGTTATACCTCCCGTGATCTTCTCAACAACATACTTATCAAGTGCCGTTGTATCCTCAGTTGCTGTGGCTCTTTCATCATAAATTTCTGTATTAGCGTAGTAGTTGAATGAAAGTGCGTTTTGTAATTCTTGTACTGGACCCGCTAATCCATGACCACCAATAAAACTAAACCCTAATGTGATATTAGCAACCATTGGTTGTACTCCAATACCTTCAGGATTTAAATCTAATTGTAACGGATCATAAGCAATCGTTAATGATTTAGGCACTATCTTAGTATTATAGAAGTCACCAACTCTTAACACCAAAATAGGAGGTGCTCCAAATGATGTGTTCAACGCATCGTTATATTTTGGTTTACCATCAACATCTATTACAGGTATTGACTGACCAGGTCTCATACATTGATTTAAGAAGGTCAATCTAGAGTTTAGACCTTCAGGTGTCATTGAGTGAAACGCAGGATTAAAGTACTTAATTTTATCTTTAATCGTATCGTAAATCATTGGGTTCTCTTTCTCAATTACTTGGAAGTAGTCACACTCAGTAAATAAGTTTCTTAATATCTTTTTGGAAATACCTTCTTTAATTTTAGTGATTACATCAACTCTACCTTGCGGTTTGATTGTTTGAGTAACACCGGTTTTTGGGGTCGATGGTTCTGAAATAACAACAGGATCCGGCTTAACTTCAGGTGGTGGTGGTGGCGTTTCAGTAATCGTAATTTTTTTAATCGCAACTCGTCTACAAGCCATTGCCGGAATACTATATTTTTGAGATACAGAAGTTACAGGTCCGTTAACGGCATTTTGTCTAATATTAACATTACAATTAATTTCATCATTTAAAATCTCAGTACCACCAGATGTGGTTACCGTAATTCCCGTCGTACCACTTGCGGTTGTACTATTTTTAGGTATAACAATATTTTCACCTCTAGGTGTTCTATTATATTTAACTTTACCATCTTTTTCTAATTGACCTAATGTGGTACCATCAGCCAATGTTTGTGAATTAAACCATTGTATAACAGAATCAATCCTTCTTTCAGATAAGTTTGTATTATATTCAGGCGAATTTGGTGCCGAAGCAGATCCAACTAAATCAATTTCAACACTACCTTTATTAGTTAATACCTCTTTAATCTTTGTCATTAAATCCGTTTGGATAACCGAGAAGTTACCTTGTATTACTTGATCGTAAAAGTTACTAATTCCGTCTCTTTTAAATTGTTTGTTACCAACATACACAACTGCCGGTGATGTATTACCTAAATAAACATCTTTAACCGCAGGTGCTGTGTATTGATTATACCACACATTGTACGGTTGACTCGCAGTTGTGTTTCTAGTTCTCGGATCCGGATAGTCATTATCAAAATAGAATCCATAACCCACATAAGTATCAAGATTAGTAACAACAGGATCTTGTACCTTTGTATTACCATTGGTTGCTGTTTCATTAGGAATAGCATTCACACCTGTTGCAGATTTTGGCGTATCACCTTCAGGGTTTACAGGTATTTCAGTTAAGGTTTGTGTTAACTCTTCAGGTGTTAGTCTTGGGTTATTTAAAATTTCTTGGTATGTGAATAGATCACTAGTTGGTACCGTATTAAATTTAATTGCCAATTCATAGATATCATATTTAACACATCCCGCAAAGAACGAGTCCATAATTGAATCAACTCTTTCTTTAGGAATATTCGCCAATTGTTTTTCTATAATTGTATTTAACATTGACGGGTGATCCACAATAATACTCCAACTTATCGAACCTGACCTACTCGTATTCTTGTAAGTATATATAGGTTCTGATCTACCAATAAAAGTAGTTTCATTAAAGTTTGGTGTGGAGTCATCGTTGAATTTTAAGTTATATGGTGGGAACCACATAATTCTACCACCATTAGGTCCTTTTTCACAAACAGGTAAATCATCGTAAGTAAATCCTGGTCTATCGGAAGTTCTCCAAGCCAAGTTCTCAATTGAGAACATATATTTCTTAACCTTACCATTAACAATATTTGTTGATCCAGGGTTTTTTAATGGTGCGATGTTTAAGTTGTAAGTATTATCTAAGATGGAGAAACCAAATTTTCTACCATTCTGAGTAATACCATCAGTCTTCTGTAAATCATTATAGAAGAAGTATGGTGTGTCTTTAGTGAATACTCTACAATACTCAATACCAGCCTCAGCACCCGAAGTCTGATCGGTATATGAAAGTACTTGAGACCCTTTAGTAATCTCTTTATATCCGTCGTTGAACACCTTAGAGACTTGATTGATTGCCGTACCAACATGTTTTAATCTTGTTTGACCTTGTACCTGATCCGCAGATTCCACTAATCTTTGGGTGTTGTCTAATATAGACCCCGGTTTAAAATCAATATCTGTTGATTGATACTTGTTGTAATCACTTTGTAATGTTGGGAATTCTTGATCGTAGTTTGTTACCTTACCACCAACACCAACTTTCCATCCGGCATTATCCTTATACTTAGGTGATGTCCAAACAAATTGTCCGGTTATACCACCATCATTAGTGTAAGATCTACCCGCTAATCCATTTTGTATTCTACCCTGATTACCCTCATATAGAATAGCCAATTCTTGTGGACCGTATACTATGGTTGCTTGTTGTTCACCAAATTCATTCACAGGAACTTGGTTAGCAGGTGAATCAATCATACTAGGTTCCGCATTCGGACTACCTACATAATACCCACCTTGTGATGTTGTGTCTTGATCAAAAAAGTTATTTAACGCTTGAGCCGCTCCTGCGATAAGCCCTCTATTATATGCCGGTCTATATTTGTTATAATCTAAACTCGCAAATAAAACTGATTTTTGTCCATTACCTGTGTTGGCAACAAATACTTCAGAAGGGTTTCTTGTCTTATTTAATATTGGTGATATTAAACCACCCGTTAAATTGTTCGCAATATTTAAAGCATTACTCGTCTGTTTCGGATTAGTGTAAGGATTAATCTCCTCAAAATAATCACCAGGTATAAATGATGCCGGAAAATATGTTCCCGATACTCTATTCGCCAAAGATACTGTAGCAAGTACAATGTTTTCAGGTTGTGAAATTTTCCAATTTCGATCAAAGAAAGGTTGTTGTCCTGTTGCTAATTGAGAAGCGGTAAATGGATTGGTTATTGTATCTAAGTTAATAGAACCTACCGTTGCTTGAGCAATCTCAGCGGCAATCCTCTCTTCAAATAAACCTTTAAGTTGAGCGGCCCCAATCTTCGCTAAATAAGTATCTTGCGATAATAACCCATCAGTACCTAACGGATTGTTTTGGAAAACGATATTAAATGTTGAATATGATGAACTAACAAAATAAGAAGGGTCCCAATATGGTTGATAGATACTATTATTGTTCTGAATATCAGTAATAATAACCAAATCTTTATATCCACCCTCAGGTCCAAAAATGTTTTTAACGTAAGCAGCATCAATGAAGAACTCATTTAATAAGTCAATCTGTGCCGAATTTTGATTATATGGTCCTTGATTTGACCCGTTTGGTAGTTGTGACGATGATAATGCGTTAAGACCAATAGGTACTCCAAATCCACCCTCAGGTCCAAATTCATTCAACGGATACTGAGCATTCGCAAATGTATTAGTAGACACAAATGTATTTGGTGAGTCTATAACAGAATAAACCGATAAACTAGTTTCGTAATTAACCGCTGGTTGTCTAGCGGATAATACCCCTTGAACCGAATACGGTTCTAAATTTTTAGTTAAAAGATTTTTTCTAAAAAACTCTGAATTACCAAATGAAAGTGTACTCTCTGCCATGTCTTTTTATAAATACACTTTATCCTGGTTTATTAGGGTTCATACCTAATTGAGTTGATCCTGCTGCTTTCTTTATTGTTTCTTGTATCTGAGTGTCGGTTTCCATTAAACCTTTTAATTTTTTAGCCAATTCACTATCACTTATCTGAACATTTTGACCTCCCTTAACATCAACACTCAGATTAAGATTAATATCATTTTTAGCTTCTAATCTTTGTATTACAGGGTCATATCCTTTTGTTGAATTTTTCATTGCGGCATCAAACTTAGTAACAATACCCTCAGCCATTTTAACCGTATTATCTTTAATTACACTCAATCCACTTTGGAAGTCTGTCATTGCTTGTTCTAACCCCATCTTATTGTCTCTAACCGCAGAAATAATTGCGTCTTCCACTGCTCTTGTTGCCGGTGTAAAAGTTTCTCTTGTTTTAGCAGAAGTGTATTCGGTCGTTATCGCTCTGGTACCACCTCTTGTTGCTTGTGCTGCCATTTCGGCCAATCTTTGTACAGGACCTAAAGATGCGGTACCTAACTGACCCGCAAGTCTAACAGAATCTATCTGACTATTAAGGAATTTTAACTGATCCAATTGATCAATCGCAAGTTGTTCTATAGATTTACTACTTTCTTCACTTGAGGTTTTTAAACTTTCAATATCTTCAGGTGTTAATTGGTCAGGTTGTTTTAACTCAACCTCACCTGTTTGTATATTTTTAATCGTTACCGTAGCAACACCATCTTTAATTTGTGACATTGAAGCAATTAATTCTTTAGTTTCTTTGTCGTCAGCAAAACTTGGTAATTTAATCTGTGACAACTTTCTATCAAACTCCGCAGCTTGTATACCCATTTTGGCAAACTCCGCTGCGTCAATACCTAACGCACTTGATACTTCCCTTAAACGCCTTTGAGCACCTGGCATAATTTCAAACTTATTATTTTCACTACTGAATCTAACAAAGTCCTTAGTTAAGTTAACAATCTCTTCTTGGAGTGCGGCAGGGTCATTTTGAGCCATGTCCATCGCTCTTAACGGATCTAATAATCCATTTGCTGTCACACCTAATCTTTGTAATGATGCCGCATAATCAATTGCCTTTTCAGGGGAGAATAGGTCTTCAGCAATTCTAAACACACTACCCATTTCAACACCTAATCTTGCCGATTGAGTGGCCATTTTAGTTAATCCTTGTACACCACCATCAAAGTTATAAAGGTTAATCTTACCTAAATTACTAACCACACCTTCAGCAACCGCTTTAACAGGTACACCAACATTTTTGGCGTAGTCCGCAACATCTTTCATTGTCTCACCAACATCATACATTGATATACCAACCTCTCTAAAGTTTTTAGCCAATGTACCAACCTCTTGACCAGTAACTTTTGATGCCGCAGCCATATTAGTTATCGCCTCTGAGGATAATGTTGCCACACCACCTAACTTGTCTGTTACAGAAATAATTGTGGAAGCAAATTGATCTTCACTAATACCCATAGACGCAAGTACAGGTCCAACATCAGCAATTAGAGTTTTAAATTCCTCCATTCTCTGTCTTGAGACACCTAACGAATTTTGAATTTGTACCCCTTGTTCTTCCAACAAATTAATACCTTCGACAGCACCAAGCATTCCTTGGCTAAAAGCAGCACCTAAGTTTTTGGCCATACTTCCAATATTGGCCATTGCTTCGGATTGTGATTTCATGTATAAATCTCCCGTCTGATAGGTTTCACTAACCTTATTCTTACTAAGTTGATCCTGTAAAGTTTTATTCTCACCCCCTAATGATTTGACTTGAGATTCTAATTCTGAAACTTTTTTTGATAATTCGTCAATAGTAGCCATGTACTTCTTTTAGAGATAAATATTTTAAGTATTATTTTTATACGATTCTAATACCTTATCCATTAGATATCTTCTAACATAAGTGGGCATAGCAGTAAATTCACTATACTGAATATTCATGGTTTTTGCTAAATAATAAAATTCGTCGATAAGATAACGGCTATACTCAGAAGAAAGGCCGAAAAAATTCCACCCCAAAAGCAATGTTCACCATTACTCTTTCTCCTGACGGGGCTATAACTTCTCTTGATAGGTCTAACCTTGGTTCGTTCTCATTAAGAAAGTTTCTAATGAACTTCGAGTCTTGGATTGGCATTTGTTCCACAAATGTAGCAATTTTAGTACGATCCGTAGATCCACCCAATTCAACAATATTTTTAACTAATCTTGTTGTAACAACAGGTGCGTTTCTTTCTGCGGGATATGAACTAATAATTCTCTCAATTTCCAACTTATCACCCATCGATAAAAGTTTAAGTTTAACTCTTTGTTTTGACATGGGTAACTCAACCTCAAACAACCCTTCTTGATTAGGATTAACTTTTGGTTTAATAATATTTAACTCGCTTAAATCTAAGTTGTAATTAAATGTCTCCAAAGAAACAGGATCAACAGCGGTTAATTTATATTCAGGACCAAATGCGGTGTTTCTTAAAAAGATTAAGATCGCTTCAGTATCTCCCTCCAAAAGTTCCTCAGGTCTCAAATCAGTCTCATACAGACGATTTCTAAGTAAGGGTAGTACTATGGACTCATTAATAGTTTTTTTTCTGTCCATTGAGGAAATAATGTTTTCGTCGGCCGCAGTAAGATAACCAACTTTTACACTTCTTTTTTTACTTTTGTAAAAAATACCTTCCGAAGGTAACGATACAACATCATGTGGTAAATTAAAACCCTCTTGACCTGCTTGATAAACATCTTGTTCCATAATATAAAATTCTTTTGTTATAAAAATAAAAAAGACCTACCACTAGTAAAGTAATAGGTCTTGAATATATCTTATTTTTTAATCAGTATACTAAAATACAACGATCCATTCTCATGTTTGCCGAGATTTTAGCGATACCATCTTGTGAGTAATTTAATGCTCCCCCATCGTATCCTGTTAGATATGTACCTTCTAAAATCCATTTCTCAACAACTACACCAGTTGGGTCTAACATTTCAAGGTCAACATTCTTTTTGTAACCCGCAGCGTAACCCATACGACCAGTAACTGACTCAGCACATAAACGAATCCATTCCATTACCGCTTGAGACGCTGAAGGTCCAATTGGATCACGGAAAGTAACAGGAAGTTCACCCCATTCAAAACGGCCAGCAACATATGTTGAAGTATTCAAAAAGTCGATCTTAGTTGTATTGATAGTAAGTTTTGGTCTAGAGGTTGTTTCAACATACCACTCGTTAATACCAAGTGATGAAGGAAATCTCAAGATCCATCGGTTCTCCCTTTTCGGTTCGTAGGGAATCGGCATTTTCATTAACAAATCAGCCATATCTTATTTTTTTGTTTTTCTTTTATTTTATGATAAATATATCGTTTAATTTTTTTTTCTATTTACTTTGATTTTTTTTCGGAATATATTGTTTCTAGGCCTAGTTTTTAATTAATATCTAGTTTTCTAGTTAATATTTAGTTTTATTTCCTCCTCCAGTATGATAAATATCTAATCCTGATTCATCATCAAAGTGTTTCTTCATTGCTTGAACATTCCTTAAGTCGTCATCTGAAAAACCTACATATGGTACAAAGTAATTACTTATCTTGTTTTTCATAAATGCCTTTTCTTGCAGCCTTCTAGATAAATTATTTACATAAGTCATAAATTCTTTCATAGCATCAACTTTTAATTGCTCTGGATTGGCAGCAGATCCTTCACCGAAAGTTACAGGGTGGTATTTATTCATGTCTAAATACACTCTAACTAATTCATCGTCAGACAAATCATCTTCATCGGCAAGTTCTCTATACTTTTTTAAGTTTTTAACCAATTCTTTTTCACTAATTCCGTGTTTGTTTTTCTTAATTAAATTGTAAATTGCGTTTTTAAGAACGGTAGGTGTGTGTCCTCTTGCTGTAACAATCGCAAATATTGACCCATTATTGATTGCCTCAACAAAATCACTCCATGCTGGTCCTGTTGGTGCTGTCATCGCATCTCTAATGAAACCTTTATCTCCCGGTACTTTGAAATCTCTAAACGCTTCGTCATCGAAACCAACAATAGTATGTCCCTCATATTCGAAAGGTTCCTTACCTATTTCAGTTCTATATTCCGCAAAATCTTCTGTTGACATACCAACAACTTTTCCGTCTTCATCTTTAAGATAAATTTTAGTCGGCATGTACATAAGATTATCGTCCCAGTCAAAAGCATAGTATTTCATCGTGGGTTTCATCTGATCATTAATAATCTCAGATATAATCTGTCTAACAACTTTCTTATAATTCATATTAATAAATATTACAATAAAAAAAAGGTGCCATTTCTGACACCTTTTTCCTTATGATTTATTTTTAATTAAACATCATCAAACGATGCTCCTGTTGGAGTGATATAGAATGTAATGTCGATAAATTCTAATGAACGAGTTGGTTTGATGTAAATCTTACCTGTCATTTGGTTTCTATCGATGTCTTCAGGGTCACTTGAAACCGTTACTCTAAAGTCATACAAACCTCTATCTCTTCTGATAGCATCTAAGATTGGATTCACCGCGTTTAAGAAGTCTTGTCTTACTTGTTGGTCGTTTTGTTCAAACAATAATCTTGCGGATACTGCTGAAATCAATTTACGAGCCTGTAGTAATAATCTTCTAACATTGATTCTATCAAGAGCACTTTCTCTAACTTGAAGAGTTTTGTTACCCCAAATTACCGTACCTACATCTGCGAAGGTTGCGATTGGGTTAATTCTTCCTGTGTAAAGAATGTCTCTATCTTCTTGAGTCAACTTCTTACGAGCCTTAACTGCGTTTACAATACCACGAGTGTAACCTGCCGCTGCGAACCAAGGGTAAGCAATGTTATCGGTTAATGCCAAGTTTCTTGTTACTTCAGCCGTTGCTGGAATGTAAATTTGAGTGTTATTCTCAACATCACGAGTCAATACCCAAGGGTAGTAAGTTGCGGTGTAGTTAGAGTCAAGTCCTGTTGCTTCTAAGATGTCTACCGCTTCTGTTGGGTAGATGAAGAAGTCAGCACCTGTTGTTGTTGGCGTATACATATTGTAGTCAGCAGTTGTAACCACATAAAGTGAATCCGCTCTGTTGTACTCAATAATGTTAACAACATCTTCAACTAAGTTATCGTTGTTCATTGTGTCAATACCTGGAGATACAAATACATTGATGTTTACCGCTTCAGGGTTAGCAAATGTTTGGTAACCTAATAAGTAAGCGTAGTAGTCAGTATTTGCGAAGTCAGTTGTACCGTCACTGATTGCGATTTGTTTGAATGCTCCCCAACCTGTTGCGTTTGGATATCTTGATGATGGACATGCTCCTCGTAAGAATCCAGTTCTACCGATTACATATTCATTAGTGTTAGTTCTCCATTCTCTGTAGATATCCCATCCGTCAAATCCACCTTGTACTAAGAATGTAAATTTACGAGCGAACAATCTGTAGTATACATTTGTTGGGTTATCAGGGTCAGTTGTGAACGAGTCAGAACCTACAACGAATCTTGGTTCACCTGCTGTTGAGAACTCATTTCCGATTGTGATACCACTTGCGTTTTTATCCATGTGGAAACCTGATGATCTGTAGTTAAAAGGAATCGATTCAATACTACAACTATCATTTGGATTTCTCTTACCTACATATTCGTAGTAAGCAGGATCATAACCAACTGTATTTGATATACCAAGGTAAGTTCTTCTAATGTTATCACCTGGACTTGTAGCCGCGTTACTTGTTCCTGTTGCTAAACCAAATGGTGGGTTGTAAATAACTTCACCAGGGAAGTCGTATTTCGCTTTAATAATTGGGAATGGTGAGTTAGCACCTGCGTAATTTCTAAAGTTAAATCCGTTAAATCCACAAGGAAGTGCATCTACAGGAGCATCTTCGTTGATCTCAACCATTACTAATTTAGAGTTCAAAGTATATTCACCATCTAATGTACCAATCTTAACACCGATAAAGTTATTCTGTGCTGGATTCATACTACAATTAGTAAATTTCTCAAGAACAACAGGGTTAGCATCTGTATCAAAGTAATCTCTAACCAACACTGTAAATGTTGAATTTGCGAATGAAATGTCGGCGATTGATATTTTAATCAATGTGTTAGCGGCATCACCATCGGATACTGTGTAGAATCTGAATAGGTCAAATACTTTGTTACCTCTTAATTCTGATACAACCCAAGGTGAGTTTGGTGTTTGCCATCTATCCAAATACCAACCAATTGAGTTAACATCTCCACTTTGTGCTGAGTCTAACGCGATTAGGTTTGGATTTAAACCTCTAATATAACCTTTGTTATAACCGAAGTTTAAGAATGATTGGTACGCTTCTTCACAGAATAAAGGAGTTTCTAATCTTGGTTTTTGGAAATTGGTAATACCAAATACTTTAGATATGTAACTAGGGTCAGAAAGAGTAAGTGATGTCTCAAATGTGTAGTTCTGTCCGTCTTTGTTAGTAACATTAACTGCGAATGGTGAGTATGGGTTTTTTAATACATTAAGGTACTGACCTGACATTGTTAAAGAAACATCAGTTAAACCTGTAACTTCCCATGCCGGATTTCTTGAGTTAGGTGCGTAAGTCGCAATACCTCTTGATCTTAGGGTACTAACTACCACATTGTCATAGTCTGAATAAGAAGTACCTGTAAAGAAATACATACTTAAGTTGATTGATCCTGAATAACAAGTTGTAATACCACCGCTGTTTTGAGTACCAGTGTTACCTGTGTAAGCACATGGATTACAAGGGTCACTAATAACTACAGATACGGTCCAATTAGTTGTGATAGAACCATCTTGAGAAACTACAGTATAAGTTAAACTACCTGAAGAAAAATTATTAGATGTAACACCACTAACTTGAGTAACTGATGATACTGTAATTGCCGATGTACAAGCACTGAAGTTAGCAACAATATTACTTAGAGATCCTGAGAATGATGTTGGTAAACAAACATCGATTGTTAAATTTGTGTAATTAATGTTTGCGGGGTAACCACTTACACTAAAGTTATAGAATGAAGAACAAGTGTTTGAACTTGATACTTGAGTTAAACCTGTCACATAAGAAGCGAAAGATGTTCCTGTATATTCGTAGTTACCGATATTGTCAAACAAAGAGTAATACCAAGGATCATTTAAAGAGTCTGTTAAATCATTAAAGTCTAATGAAACCTCAGGTACATCGTAAACATTTGTTGATGCGGTATATCCTAACCCTTCAAAAGAGTTGTATTCGGTTGAAGGTACAGAACCAAAGTAGTAAATGTCTTGATCTTCAGCCGTTGATGGTGAAGCCGCAGTGATCATATCAAATACTAAAGATTGGAAATTTTCTTCTAATGTACTTGTTGATCCATTATATAATTGGTATTGTTCAGTTAAAATACTTTGTATATTACTTGGGAAAGTACCAAATCCAACGCTAGTTATATTATCAGTACAACCTGTGAAAGTCACAATGTAATTTTCTTCTTTAAACTGAACACAAGTTGTGTCACAAGTGGCAGATGAGGTTGCGGCACTTAAACAGTAAAGATCGATAGTTGTTGGATCGACATTTGCTACTGTTCTAATAGACCAAGATGGTCCAGCGTCATAACCTGATAAACCTAAGATTCTAGTTACAAATAATTGATTAGATTGTTGAAGATATGCTTTCGCGATATATCCTGCCTCGTATTTAGGTATTTGAGTGTTTACAAACTTTTCAGGTGATGTCCCACCAAAATAAGTAGTAAACTCGTCATAGTTTCTAATAAAGATAGGCTCGAAGGCTGGACCTATCAGTGTCTCTCCAGCAATACCCAATGTTGTTACCCCAACGCTTTGTGCTACAAAACTTAGGTCAACTTCAGAGGTGTACACACCTGGCGAAACAAATACTTTGCTGTTTGATGCCATGTTAAAGTTTTACGATTTTATTTATTTATTTTATTTATAAATATTAGGTCAAACTACAAAAACTTTACATATTAAAAAGTATTTATATTTTGGTATGATTTAATTCTGCCTTTTTTCTACCCCATGGATAACAATAGCAAGAAGATAAAAAATTTAAAGATAGACACAGATGTTCACAAAGTGCTTAAAAATTATTGTGATAAGCGAGGACTTAAAATGTATAAGTTTTTAGAAGGTCTAATTATGGAAAAATGTAAGGAAAAAAAAGATATCTACGGGGAGGATTAAATAAGATCCACCGAAAAGGTAATTGACGATTCCGCACCACCAAAATCTTTAGATGCTGTAATAGATAATGTGTCATTTGTATTGATCTGTATAAATTCAGATTCGTACCCATAAAAGTCACCATTAATATAAACTTGCCAACCAGCCATGTTATTTGTACCAACTACCGTTAAGTTTGCGGTGTACTCAAACGATTTACTAAATTCCGTAACATCTATCGGATAATTAAAAATAATTTCTTGTGGTGGGTTAGGGACAGGTTTTCTTTGTTTTTTCTTACCTGGTGATGAATCCAATTCATACATTTGGAATACTCTTGATATTGCGGGAGCAACTTCAAAGTCATCCTCATCGAGTAAGAAACCCATCATTGTGAACTCGTATTTTTGAATGTAGTACTTTCTTTTTTCAAGATCCATAACCGACTCGTCTGAAATACCATCATTAATAATCGGAATATAATGTCCTTTAATATTTTGGTATGCTTGTCTTGATGCGAAAGTTCTCATAATGATTTGATTAAATTTATTAATCTCTCTCATTCTATTACATACAATAGCCACGGTATATTTGATATCCACAGGTATTGGTTGTGGTATTTTATAAATGTCCATACCATTTCGGTTACCATCCCAAGTTGGGATATTCATATAATAATACATTCTATTATTAGGTATGTTATAAACAACCGAAGGATTATTACCGTATTTAACTTCAGGGGTTCTGATTGTTGTGATGAACGGAGGTTCAACATTACTATCAATGTTTTGGAAATCCCAAGTCTCAACAAATTGAGACCAATTTTGAGTTGTTAATAAAATATCAACGGTAGGTACTTTCTCACCTTCAACAATACATTCTAAAGTGTTCTTCACAAAATCCAAAAATCCACGGTCTAAATCCGCATGAAGTAATGACTTAGGAAGATAAGTACCGTCATTAGAAATCATATCCTTAATTTGTTCTCTTCTTGGTAAAAGAGTTTTAGGATATTTTAATGGAAGTGTTTTTTTTATTTTAGGTAGTGCCATATTATAATCCCATAAATTCGTTAGGTGTTACATACGCCGCTTTTACGGTTCTGTAAAATGGTTTGTAACCTTTATATGTATGTTTAGAATCTGAAATAACACGACCGTCGTCAACAACCGTATAGTATCTAACAAAGTTCTCACTATCGTAATACGCAATGTAATCACCGTAATTAATTTGGATATCTAAGTCGTCTAATGTTTTATTATAAACCGACATTGTGATATTGCCAGGTTCTGATTGTGAGATTTTAGATGTCCCTATGGTTTTGTTTTCAGATGGTGCTATTGTAACATATGCCTGAAACTCAACAGGGGGTAAGAACTTAATTCCGTTTTCTAATGCTTCACCATAAACATCATCAACTTTGTTTTTAGTCTTATCAATTCTGTATAAAACACAAGTAAAATTAAGGTCACCAATTAGCCATTCTTGACCCATGTCAATCTCTAAATTAAAATCCTCAGAACCAAAAAACTTACCTAATCTTGTAATCGGAACTCTACTTTGCATACGCTTTTATTGATAAATACCTTTTTATTTATTATTTTTATTTAAAACTTGTTTTGGAAAACCAGCAACAATTAAAAGAACATAAGGCATTAGATATACTCGATGTATATTCAGGTGCCAATAACTATATATTATACCTACAACATAAGAAGGTATCAAATAAAAAATTCTTCCCCACTCGTGCTCAGTCGGATTATATTATTACTTATCAAGACACCAAACCTAAGGTTGCTCGTAAGTGGGTTGAGTTAGATACATATTTTGCTAAAAAGTTTGCCGAAGAAAGATATTTGTTAGAAATACCTAAACAGATTTTTATTGAGAAACTTTTAGTTGAGAAAGAAAAATCTTATCATGTTTGGGGTAAGTTCTTCGAGAAAGATATATTAAGTGAGTTTTGGGTTCCTAAATCTGCCTTAATCAAGAGTCACAATGTGGAAGAGGTTAAGGTTGATTACTCAAAGTATGGTCATAGACCACCATTAGAACATCAAAAGATTGCGATTGAAAAATTGGCGGGGTCAAAAAGATTTATTCTTGCCGATGATATGGGTCTTGGTAAAACTACCGCAACTATTATCGCGGCATTAGAAACAGGTGCGAAAAAAATTCTAATTGTTTGTCCCGCATCATTAAAGATCAACTGGCAACGAGAAATTGAAAATTATTCAGATAGACCTGTTTTTATTGCGGAAGGTAAGAAATTTTCAACTGAATCTGATTTTGTAATTGTTAATTATGATATCCTAAAAAATTTCCACGACACAAAAGACAAAAGTGAATCACTACTACTTAAAAGTAATTTTGACTTGGTTATCTTAGATGAGGCACATATGGTATCCAACGCACAGGCTCAAAGAACTAAACTCATTAATCATTTCGCAAAGAATATTAATAGAGTTTGGTTGTTGACAGGTACACCGATGACATCAAGACCAATGAATTATTATAATTTGTTAAACCTCATCGAAAGTCCTGTTGCTCAAAATTGGATGGCTTATGCGATTCGTTATTGTCAAGGATACCAATTCACTGCGGGCAAGAGAAAAGTTTGGAATGTATCGGGAGCATCTAACCTCGAGGAATTAAGAGATCGGACATCAAAACAAATCCTTCGTAGATTAAAAGAAGATGTGTTAGACTTACCTGATAAAATCATCACACCTGTCTACCTAAGATTACAATCCAAAGAGTACGAAGAACTTATGGGTGAATATTATGATTGGTATGATAAAAATCCTGACGAGTCTTCATCACTTACGGTTCAGTTCTCAAAACTAATGAAAGTTAGAAAGGTGATTGCCAATGAAAAAGTTAAACAAACTATTGAGTTCGCTGAAAACATTATTGAACAAGGTAAGAAGGTAATTATCTTCACCAACTTTACCGACACACTCCAAAGTATCTACCAACATTTTGGTAAAAAAGCGGTTTATCTTGATGGTAGTTGTTCTAACTCAGTAAGACAACAGGCTGTTGACCAATTCCAAAACGACGAAAAAATAAATGTATTTGTTGGTAACTTAAAGGCTGCGGGTGTGGGTTTAACATTAACCGCAGCTGAGGTTGTTATTATGAACGACTTATCCTTTGTACCTGCGGAACACGCACAAGCCGAAGACCGAGCATATCGTTATGGTCAAAAATCAAATGTGTTGGTTTATTATCCCCTATTTGATAACACAATAGAAGGTGCGATTTACGACATTCTAAATAAGAAAAAAGAAATTATCAGAACCGTAATGGGTGATGAGGTTAGTTTCAATTCTGCGGATGTGGTAGAAGATATTTTAAAGTTAATCAACAAACGAAACTAATCTTTCATAAATCTTAATATTTATGTTTAATGAAGGTTTCAATAACATATGTTGATAAGGATTATAAAAAAAACAAAGAACTCGTAGAAGATTTTTGTACATTCCTACAAAAACATTTTCCCCTTAATAGTGAATTTAGAATTCATTTCTTACCCGAAAGAGTTGGTGGGATGACCACAGGTAGTAGATCAGATAAAAATTTATTAAAGGTACTTACTAAAGGTCGAATGAATAGGGACATCTTAAGAACCTTAGCACATGAGTGGGTTCACCAATATCAAATGACCGTACTTGACAGAGAACATGGTCCTGACATTGGTGGTCAAAACGAAGACGAAGCAAATGCCGAAGCAGGAAAACTAATGAAGATGTTTGAAAAAGAATATCCTGAGCATGACAAACAAATTTTTGAGTCTAAAGTCATTAATAAAAAAATAGAGTTAATCAACGAACAAATATTACTTGTTGAGGTTCATAACCTTAGAAAAGATATTTTAACCGAAATGAAAAAAATCGGTATTGATAAACTCCCTTACTCATACGCATCTCTAAGAAGTTTTGTTGATCCAAAAACCATGGACATTCATTACAACAAACACTATAAAGGTTATGTTAAGAAATTAAATAACGCTTTAAAGGGTAAAGATGGTGATATGGATTTAGAAGAAATTGTTAAGTCCATAAGTAAATTTGACGATAAAGTTAGAGATAATGGTGGTGGTGCTTTTAACCACGCATTATTTTGGAAGATGTTGTCACCAAAGAAACAAATACCTAAAGGTGAGATCTCTAAAAAAATTAAATCCGATTTCGGTAATATTAAAAAACTTAAAACAGAATTTAACGAAGTTGCCAAAACAAGATTTGGTTCTGGTTGGGCTTGGTTAGTTTTAGGTAAGGATAATAAATTAAAAATCATGTCAACACCTAATCAAGACAATCCATTAATGGATGTTGTTAAAGGTGGGGGTTATCCACTTCTTGGTCTTGATGTATGGGAACATGCTTATTATTTAAAGTACCAAAACAAAAGAGACGAATATATTTCTAAATTTTGGGATCATGTAAATTGGGAATTCGTTGAGGATCTTTATCAATCAAAAACAAAGAAAAAAACCTTAAAAGAAAATGTTAATGTTAAAAAAATATTAACTGAGAAGGTCAATCAAAATTCATTCCCATACACACCAAAACAAATGAGGGAATTGGTTAATTCACAATATGAAGGTTGTTTTGGGAAACAATATAAGTATGGGTGTTTAGGTCAAATACAGACCAAAAAGTGTTCAACTGATGTTGGTATCTTAGGTGGTGATTACTCTGAGAAAAAAAATGGGGGAACCAGTCAATGGTCGATCATTAATAGATTTGATACAAATAGTAGAGTAAAAGACGAAATCCAAAAAATATGGATGGAGGAGACTAATGGGGAAGAAGATTTAAAAACATGGATTAGAAACAATGCTAGTGATTTATTCTCTAACGATGGTATGTATACTGAAAGATTAGTTAAACTAAATTTAGGTACAATACTTATCGGTAAAGAAAATGAAACATACGCAATTAAAACGATCCGAGAAGTTTATAATTTAGATCCTGATAAGGCTGGAATTGAATACGAACTTTATGAACATTGTTCGGGTGATGTTAACGATAGAAAAAAAGGTCAGGATATCGTACTTAAATTTCCAAAACAAGATCCAATTTATTTTCAAGTAAAACCATTTATGGGTGAAGATATTGAATTTTACGATAGTGGTGATAGAGGTTACTACTTTAAGGTTTCTTCATGGCACAATCAAAACAAATATAAGGGTGAGAATGTTGATGTGATTATGTATGTTGACAGATCGACAAACAGATATATTATGTTCAGGAATGATTTTAATAAAATGTTGACGGTAGGTAACCCAAATAAGTTCCCACCATTCTATATCTATTACTACGAGATGCCACTTAAAAGTAACTTTAAACTTGATATGAAACAAGAAAAACCAAAAGTTCCCGTTAAATCTGGTATCAAACGAGACACCGATAAGGAGGTTGAGTTTTATAAAACAAGAATTGAGTACTTCAAAAACAAACTAAAAGAACTTGGATATGAAGACTCAATTAACGAGGTGACCAATTACTTTAATAACAAAATCCTAAAAATTATTACTGGTTAATAGATATTTATAGATAAAACCTCTATGGCAATTATCTCTGAACCGGAAAGAACAAAATTCTACCAAAAGGTAAGACATTTATTAGGTGCGCCCTTAAGATCTGTAGAATTAGAAGATGAAATGATGGATACTCTATTGGAGTATTCAATCGACGATTACTCACAATATGTACAAGATTGGTTAACGGAATCTCAGTGGACTTCATTATATAATCTAAATTTAGATACTCAATCATTATCAAGAGCATTCCTTACCAAGAGTTTGGATTACGAGGAAAGATATCAATACGCTTACTCTAAAATTGTTGGTTTACAGGCAAGCGGTGATTGGGTTTTGAAGAAAGATTATGTACAATTACAAGCAAACCAACAAATATATGAAATACCTGCTGGTCGTGAAATTAATGAGGTTTTATGGTTTTCACCACCAACATTAAATAACATGATGGTTAATCCATGGGGATTTGGTGGAATTGCCGGTGGAGGTATCTCAGGTCCTGCCGGTATGGCTCAAACGGGTGGGGGATCATTTTATATGACACCGGCTTTTGATATGTTATTGAGTATGCAGGAAATTAATATCCAAAGAAGACTTATTGCTGGCGACTTAACATATAGAATTACCGCATTACCCGAAGGTAAAAAGGCGTTACAACTGATGCAGGTTCCTGGTGGTAAATTTGACTTTGGTAATTATGAATTGATGCAGGGTCGTGTTTGGTATTGGTACTACGATACATCACAAGGTGATAGAGACAAGTGTTTGGCGGACAATCCTGATATTATTAAGTTACCATCAGATGTACCATATAATCAATTATCTTGGGACGATCTTAATAACCCCGCACAAATATGGATCAGAAGATGGTTCACCGCCTATTGTAAAGAAACTTTATCCAGAGTTAGAGGTAAGTTTAGTGGTAGTTTAAAAACTCCTGATGCCGATTTAACTATGGATTACACATCGTTAGCCACCGAAGCAAAAGACGAAAAAACCAAATTAATTGATGAATTAATTGGTGCTGATGGTAGATTAACAAGACTTCGTCCTGAAAAAATTATGGAGAGAGAGGCTTTACTTGCGGAAAATCTTAACAAACAATTAAGGTTCAGAGCAATGCCTCGACAAATATATGTTATATGATGCGTCCAAATAGAAAAGTAGTAAATTTAGGTGAAAAAATAATTGAGGAACCAAAAACTAAAGTTGTTTCTCAAGACTATTATTCAACAAATGGAGAAACTTTACTTATCATTAGAGATATTGAGAAGTCCACGATAGAACTTAATTCCTCCACCACCGAAAAAATTATTATTAAAACTTTAACATCTTGTATTATCGTTCCTGATCAAAATAGAATTGATGAAGATTGGGATCAATTAGACATCGAGAGAGGTGCCTGTGTTCAGTTTCAATTTGTTGATGGCATATGGTACATACTATCATCCGATGGTATAAAGATGGGATAACACATTAAATGTGTTCCTCCCACCCTTCTTCCGCCAAATCATACATATAGTTAGGATCGATACCAACTGATTCCCAAAAGTCTACTTCACCTTGTTCCATCTTGATTAAGTTTTCGTAAACATCATCTTGGTCGCCAGGACTAAATGGTTTACCATTAATTAATTTACATTGATCTGTAGTATAGAAACTTCTATCTTCAGGATTCTTAATCAATAATGAATCTCTAACCTCATCATCAAATACAATTAATAAAGGTTCCACTCGTTTGTTAAATGTTGCTATTGCTCTTTGGATATTGTACTCACCTAACATTTCAGGGTTGTTCTCTAAATCCGAAGGTTCGATACGGTAACAATTAAGTTGGATAACTGAATCAGTTGTATTTGGGTCTCCCTTAGTGTTTGTAAAATAAATCCCTAATTGTTCTTCATTCCATCCTTTTTTTGGTTTGTTAACTTTCTGAACATCTCCGTGAGATGCTTTGGTTCCATTATTCACATAAAGAATCATATCCCCAAGATTTGATTGTATACCATCTCTTATGATAAGTTCCATATGTGCTTGTCTTGACATCAACGCTCCCGCCTTAGTTGTTTGTTTACTTCGCTTAATGTAGTCATCTACACTTAACTTAACTTTTGCTTTAGATGCGATTTCAGCCAACGGAATTCTTTGATCGAATATCTTTTGTATGTATTCATAATACCACTCAATAAATTCTTTACCCTCACCTTTAAGTAATTGCTTAACTCCTTTGTCTAAGAATTTCTCAATATACTTTGGCATCTTCTTAGATTTGATACTATTACCGGTTAATTTAATTTTACCGTTTTGTTCCATGGTAGCATAGTTCTTACGAGCCAAATTAATACAAGAATCCCAAGTACCATCACAATCAAGTCCCATCTCACCTTTCATAAAGATATCGTTAAACTCTGCCACATCAGCATCATAACCACGATACTCCTTACCTTCTTTAACCAACCAATTTTTTCCTTTACCAATATAAACTCGGTCATCAACACCACCTTCAGGTAATGAGAAGTTCATACCATCGGTATCACACACCAAAGGGCTATATCCTCTCTTCTCAAAGAACTTTAACATCTGTCTGAGGTATTGTCTACCAGTACAGGTGATCTGTTCTCCCATGTCAATATCTCCCCAAGGGAATACATGTGGTGCCGATAACGATCCGAAGAATGCGTTGATAAAGATCTTGATCGGTAATTGTTTACGGTCAAAAGATGTTGATTTCTTTTTATCAATATTCTTATACTCTGCCGCCAAGTTCTTATACATAATACGAGAGTTACGGAAGTAGGTTAACAATCCCTTCATCGCCCCTGTTATATCACACTCAGGGAACACATCGTGAACTAACTGAATGGATGGGTATAGTGAAGAGTAGTCAAGTTTTAATACATCCTTAGAGTAACCAACTTTAAGTAATCGGGATAGACCACCAACGAAGTTTCTCTTCTCTTCTTTTCTTGGAATAGCAAGTCCGTTCTTATAAGACCAAGCCAACATCACCATTTTCCATAATGTTGCCGTTCCCATCGTGGATGCTCTCTCATATGTTGTTGGGACCAATGATGCCAATAGAAAAGTTGCTTGGTTGAACTCGTCATCCACAATTAAAGTTTCGTCAAGGTCATCGTCAAGATAACGCTCAACTATGTCGTCCCCCGTTGTTTTAATGTATACATCACCTCGTCTTACACATATCTCATCTACCTTTGGATCTATACCCACTTTTTTGTAATTACCATTATCTGTGTTTAACCAATACTCTTCTTTCTTGGCGTACATAGGTCCGATACTTGTGTGGTCAATGTAGATACGATCTTTGGCTTCAGCATCAATATATTTGGTAATATACTTCAAACCTGCCTCTTTGATACTTGAGTTAATTGCTTGTGCTCTACGAACTGAGTGGATGATATCAATTACATTATATCCCCACATTTGAACTTGATTATATCTTTCGACCTCATTCGCCAACTTTAACATTGATTCTCTTTGTGAGATTGTTTTTGCTGGGTTCATTGAAATGGCAATCTTCTTGATGTCCAAGTTCAATGCCTTACATCTTTCGAATATCCAAAACCAGTCAAAGTTTGCTGAATTGTATCCTGAAATGATTGATGGTTTGAGTTCATCGATGGTTTTGAAGAATTCAACAAGACCTCTTCGTTCGTCGTCAGCATCTTTACACTCAATTACTTTCATGAACCCTTTGTTTGTTTTCATTCCAATCATGAAGATACGACCGTCTTTTGGTTCTAATGCGGTCGTCTCAAGGTCAAATACAAACCTTGTGATATCATTGTATTCCTCAAACCCTTTAAATAATCGTTTTTCTTTTGCGATTAAGTATTGTTCTACAGGTGATAATAATGTAATAAGATCTTTTGTTTTTTCACCCCAAGGATCAACACCACCTTCTCTGAAAAACTGAATAAGGTTTCTATAACCTTTCATGGACTTAACCAAAAATGTTAATCCATTCTCCAATCTCTCATTATCATCGGTTCTTAGTTTCTCGATGATAATTCCGTGTTTAGTCATCGCTTCTTTCTGTAATGCCTTTGATGATGAATAGAAATTTTGACCACGAAGGTCACCAACCCAAGCAAATGAGATCAATGTGTCTCGTTGGATTTCTTTACCTTTACCAGGTATTTCTTTTATTTTAAAAATTTTGTCGGAAACATAGTCGTACTCTACCGATACTATGTATTTTTCAGGATCATTTCCTTCTAGGAAATTCTTAATTTCTTCTTGTGGTATCATATATTATTTAGTTTTGGTGTATTCGCTACCGATTTAGGTCGGCATTTACCTTCGTAAATAAATATATTAAATCAACTATAACAAGTCAAACAGAAAATTATTAAAATGTAGGTGTTGGTGTAGGTGTTGGAGTGGTCGTATTAGTTGGTGTGGGTGTAGGTGTTAATTGGGGAGCCCCTGTTGTTGTTATAGGGTTAATTACTTTTAATTTGAACTGTATATTACCTGTCGATCCATTAGAAAAACTCTGAGTAAATCCTGACGATAAAACATTAGTACAAGGATCAAAAAATAAGAAACTTCCTGTCGTACCATATAAAACCGTTCCATTTACATCTCTTATTTGGAAGTAAACTGTGTTTGGGTTGTAAGTACCAAATGTACCAAATGAGACAGATGTATTACATTGATCAATTAATAGAGGATTTCCAACCTGATTCCAAGTTAAACCAATTGGGGATGGTTGGGTTGGGTCATTAGTTTGACTAACAGCATACCAAGCAGTACCAATAAACGGAGATATGGGAGATTCTACCGACGCAAATACCTCGAATATCGTTGGCTCAGGTGATGGTGTTGGTGTAGGAGTATTTGTTGGTGTAGGAGTATTTGTTGGTGTTTCAGTTGGTGTAATTGTTGGTGTAGGCGTGTTAGTTGGAGTTTCCGTTGGAGTTACCGTATTAGTAGGTGTATTGGTTGGAGTTAATGTTGATGTTGGTGTATTCGTAGGTGTATTGGTTGGTGTATTCGTAGGTGTATTTGTTGGCGTTTCAGTTGGCGTAACTGTATTCGTAGGT